GTCATCACCTCGCTAATTCGTGCCCATACTGCTGCAACTGCAAGAATGGTCATGATTAAAGAACCGCTAATAATTTCTAGAGTCATAGCTATCTCCTGAAGTGTTTAGAGTCACTTTCAACTGCGGTTTGACAGTCAATGCAAAGTTTGACGTTGCCCAATGCACGACGACGTTCTGGAATTTCGTTTCCACAGTTCATACATTCGTGTTCACTTTCACCATCAAAGGTTTGTCGATTTGAAAGGGTTTGCTGAATACGTTCTTCAGCAATGCCTTCCGCTACATCTGCAAAATCAACCATTGCAACCTCCTAATACAGCCATCACGACAGCAACCGAAAAGGCCCAAAGCGTAAAGCTCACAGTGAGTACATTTTTTAAATTAAAATTCATGACTTAAACCCCCATCACGATGTCGCGTGTGATAACGTCCTCGCCAATTTCCGCTGCGAGGTTCATTGAACTGGTAATTAAGTTGCCAATGGCAAGTGGATATAAAAGTGAGCGTGTGGTTTTGCCAGCGCTATTGATATGAGTTAGGCGATCTACAATTGCTTGAATGCCGTCCTCAGTGATGATCGACTCCAGCTTTTTATCAACGCTTTTAACTCGGTGTTGTAAGTACTCAACTAATGAAGTGTTTGTTAAAGGGTCAAGTGTTACGCTCTCACAGCGCTGTACAACCTCACGAACTGCGGGGTTACGCTCACTTAATTTATTTGCAAGTTCTGGCTGACCTATTAAGACGATTCCGATAAGTTTTTTGTAGCCGTCTTCTAATTCAAAGAAACGCTTTAACTGTTTAAGAGTAGCGATTGGCAAGCTGTGAGCTTCTTCAATTATCAATAAATGGCTATAACCAGCTTCGCTTGAATTTTTTAAAATCGTATGGACTTGGCGAAAACGACCCTCGGCAGATATACGCGGTTTTTCTTGACCAGCACTGACCGTATTAATAATTGCTTCAGCAATATGGCTTGATTTAAGCGTCTTACCTTTAATGTCATTATCTTCAGTTGCAATGACATATGGTTCGATAACCAAAATTGGTAATTTTTCACGACGAATACGGTCTTGAAGGTCGCGTCGTAAAGTCGATTTACCTGAACCTGACTCACCTGAAATGGCAATGAATCCGCCATGTTTAGCTGTCTGATATAAGGCTTGACGCACATAGTTAATGTCGCTATTCAAGAATAGTTCTTCAACTGCACGAACTTCATTTGTGAAAGGGTTATCAAACAAGCCAAAATGTTTTTTAGCTTGTTGAGTCAACGACTGTTTTGCGAGCAACATGGCTTGTTCGTCCTCATTTAAAAGTTCATTAATTTGTTTGTTTCCGTGACGCGCCACTAAAGCGCGATACACGTGATCAAGTTCTCTTTCACTTGCTGCTTCAGAGCCAAGTCTTTCGAGAAGTGTTTTTTGTGGTGGTGCATCAAACATTTCGTTGAATGCGTTGTCGATTTCTAACTCGCTAATCTTTGCGTTGACCAAGAACTCTCTAAAACGGGCTTTCACAAAATCAGTATTCTTCTTCGGCCATCTCAGGCAGTTGATGATGATGTTGATCGATGACGGGCTTAGCTGTACGTAACGAGCTAAGTCGGCTTGTATAATTCCGTTGTCTAAAATTAGATCCTTGAGTTTTGTCGAGCAGTCTTGTTGTTTCATGGTTGCTCCTTAACCGACAACGCGAAGTTGTGGTCGTTGTTGTGGAAGTTCTTGTTCAGCCTTGATTGCTTCAGCAATTTCACGTACTGCATCGGCAGGGACTAAACCATCTGGATAAGATTTTTTGAGGGCTTTGTAGTGATCTGTGGTCCACAGGTCACCGATTAAGCCTCGAATTTCTTTTGCAGCTTCTACTGCTGAAATTGGTGCAGATTCACGACGTTGTTTTGGTGTAGTGACTTGCTCACCAGCACGCTTGATGTAGGTCGGAACTTCAACCGCAGCAACATCGGCCATAGCATTGAGCTGACCTTCATACGCTGGTTTCTTCTTGGCAATTGCTTTATCAACTTGCTCCAGCGTTTCAGCGCCATAAGCGTTCTTGAGGATGCGTTTGCGGTTTTCATCAATTGCGCTCTGTGGCATTGCTTTGATTTCTTCACCGATTACAGCTGCATCATTTCCAAAACCAACCCAATCAACCTGCAACGGCTCACATGTGAAAATGACTTCATTGCCGTGCTGATCTTTGGTTAATACATCGATGCATGGCGCACGGTATGGATTCACTACAATCTGCAACTTGGCTTTCGGGTAAACCCCATCAACATGACGAACGTCATAGTCTTGTGAGCCATAGCCTTGAATGGCATGACTAACTGTAAGATTGGCTTTAACTGTTTTTTCAACTGGTACTGTGCTGATAAGCTCTCGGCATAATTCCATTGGTGGAGCAAAGCGTAATTGTTCAGGCTTAATCGTTTGCCAAACTGCATTACGGCTGCGCTTAGTACGGCTATGAATTTTGGTTTCATTCCAAAACATGCGCCAATCCGCTGCTTTTGCATTTAACTCTTGGATATTGTTGATCTGCATGAAACGCAGACGGCCTTCAAACTGTGTTTCAACAATATTTTGAGCGTTTTCAACTTGGCCTTTTGCTTGTGAATTACCAGTTGCATGGGGTATGAAAGTTACATCTAAACGCTCAAGTAAATTCCTGAATAATCCACTAGTGTTTGCACAACCTTTGTCTGTGTAGAGGATGTTTGGAACACCGTGCATTGGTTCTTTATCAGAGCGTTTTTGAATACCGTTTAAGAAAATCTCAATTAAGTTTTCAGAGCTTTCACTTCCGTACACGTACTCAACATAAATTGAGCCTGAGAAGTGATCGGTCATGACATAACGAATCACACGATCATTTTCGATTCTCTTCACGTTGGCTGGCTTGTTCTTGTAGAACTTCTTCTCATCCATCACTTGCATACCGCCTTTAGGCAGGTAGAACAAAACACAGATAGACGCATCGACTTGCCAAACGTGGTTTGGGTGTAACGATTTTTGCTGTGTATGTGCCGATGGTGTTGCAAGTTGTTTGGGGTGGCACATGTTTTGTTTCATGATGCGACCAACGGTTGCTGCTGATACTTTTGGTGCTTTACCATCTGCAATCAACATTTCCAGTGCCGTTGTCACAGGTAAAGTTTTTTTGCCATTGGCGCGTGTTGCCACATGCACCATGCCACCAATCATTTCTGCGACTTCAGTCGGCACAACTGTTTTGCCTTTATCAGAGCGCTGTTTACGTTCAGATTTAAAACCTACTTTTTCAAGTTCACGGTAAAGTTGCGGTTTGCTAAGACTTAAAAAGTCACATGCGGTTTTTACAATCGCAGCTTTTCCACCAAACTCAGCAGCAGTAAGTTTGGCTGCAATCTCACGCAAATAATCTTGTTTTGCTAAGTTTGGATTTGTCATGATTACTGCTCCACGTTTGTTGCATCAAATGCAGCAGCGTCTTGATCCGCAGGTAACCATGCTGGGTTCACCATCGTTTCAAAATCAATTTGAATTCCTAGCTCAACACTAGTTTGTGCAATCTGTTGAAATGCGCTGATAACGAGGGCTTCAAGTTGTTCTTGGATGTTGTAAAGGCCATGCTCATTGATTGTGTCTAAAACTGAGTTGACCGTATTTTTAAAACGCACTGTGTCGTTGTGCATTGTTAAACATGCGGTGTTGGCTTCTTCTAAAGCTTTAGCTGCAATTAGTTGTTCTTCAGATTCAGCACGCTTTTTAATTTGAACTGGACTCTGAAGCTTTGTGAGCTTTGCATCTAGTTCATTAATCTTTTGGTCTTTCTTTTGGAGGAGTAAGTCACCAGCTTCTTTGTCAGCTTTAATTTTGCGAAGTTCATCTTTTAATTCGCGTACTGACATAGTTTCAATGCTGTCTAATGAAACCTCACCAATGCTTCCACCTTGTTCGATGACTTGTATTTCATCGTCATCTAGCGTTACAAGCTCAAGCAACTTTGTTTGATTTCCAGCTTTCTGCAAAAGCGAACTCGAATTCGTTTTTGAGAATTTCAACACCGCTGACATGAATTTTTGTGCCATGCGTGGAGTGAAGTTCAACATCTCAACACGCTTATTAAACTCACCATGCGGTGTAATTTCTTTTAAGATTAATAAGCGCTTGCCAAGCTCCATCACTGCTTCAACAGTACGTTGTTGGAAAAAGCGAATTTCATCTTCCAATGCCCCTACAGTTAAAGCCCCTTCATAACCAAGTTGCGTTGCTAAACCTGCAACAGCCTTTGTATGATTTTGAATTTCAACTTCAGTGATTACTTCATTACTCATAGTGAACCCTTATTAAAACTGTGTGTTAAGACGTTGGTTGTATTCATTAATACGTGCTTGAACACGGTCACATTCTTCTTTACACGCTGTTGCAAATTTGACCGTCTTCACACTTGGGGCATAGTTGCCGTTGTCACGTTTTTCTACCCAACCATCCGCTTCAAGGGTTTGGAGTGCGCGAGTAATAAATACAGGTGTTTCTTTTAAGCTTTCAGAAAGCTGTTTATTGCTAAGGCCGAAAACGTAATGACCTCGCAGCGCGAATAAAACGCGTAGAACTTTCACGGCTGATTTATTTGTTGAACTCATGCCCATCTCCTTGAGTGAACTTGATTGACATTAGTTGCTGTTTAAGCTCTTCGTTATCCTGTTCAGCGAAGAACCATTGGACATAACCGAATGTCGTTACGAAGATGATTAGGTAACGAAATGCAATACTTCCTGATTGTTTTTGTCTCATCTCTTTCCCCGTGTGCAAAAATGTGCGAATATGTGCAAAGTAACTAAACAGTGACTTTCTGTTTTGGTTCTGGTTTTAGGCCGAGGGCAACGGCAATCTTATGGGCACGTCCAAAGTTTCCTTTAGATTGACCGTTGAGTACTTTGTAAACTTCTTGTGGGGTGAAACCTTTACTTTCAGCCCATGATGAAACAGGAATGCCTTGTTGGATAAATTCCTGTTTTACTTCTTCGGCAGTTTTTAGGTGCATATTTAGTTTCCCTTGTGTGGCTAAAGTTGCATTAAGTAGAACTTATAGCACCACATTAGTAACTATTTAGTTACTTGTCAATATTATTGGAGTGTTTTTTGTGACTATTGGAGCAAGACTTAAAGAAGAGCGTGAGCGACTGGGTTATACGCAACCAGTTTTTGCTGAGTTAGCAGGCACTACCAAGAAAAGTCAGATAGATTACGAGAAAGATTTAACGCAGCCTAAAGCTGGTTATTTAGCTGCAATTGCAGAAGTTGGCGCTGATATTGGCTACATTGTGACTGGCAGAAAAGCCAATCAGTCACTAAATAGTGACTTTGCTTGTGAGTTTGATTTAGTCAACGTTTATGATGTTTCTGTGTCTGCTGGTGATGGTGCAGTTTGTTTGGGTGAAACAGAACCTGCTAGTCGATTGGCATTTAGAAAAGACTGGCTTTCAAGACATGGGTTTTATGCAAAGGACTTAGTCATCGTTTATGCAAAAGGCGATTCTATGGAGCCAACTATTCATGACAAAGAGCCGTTATTAATCAATACAATTGATAAAGAACTTACAGATGGATTTATTTACGTTGTGAGAAATCAAGAGAATTTCTGGGTCAAACGTGTGCAACGTCAATTTAATGAATTGTTATTGTTGTCAGATAATGAAAAGTATCTGCCAATGAAACTCGATTTAAATGAATCGACAGATATTGAAATTATTGGCAGATGGATACCACCAAGTCGCGGGACTTTTTACTGATATGAAAAAGTTAATTAGTGTTGTTGGATTATTATTATTAGCTGGTTGCTCTACGCAAAAACAACCACAGTCAGAACCTCCTTATGTGAAACAAAACTATAGTGAATCTGACCCAGCTGCAAAGTTGAGTGTTTCCCAATTTGCTAACGTGGTTAAAAGTATTTATCCAGCTTACCAAATCAGCCATTCAAACGATGGTGGTGAAGTAAAGTTTTTACCAAATGATGTCAAAGCAGATACTAAATTTGTGCCAAATAATAATTGGTACAGCATTAAAATTATCAAAGAACCAAACACAGAAAACTGGAAAGGTTTAGTTGTTGAAGTTTTTAATAAAGAATCTTTTGAACAGTCAAAGGCTGTGGCTGCAAAAGACTGTCAAAAGATTTTTGGAAATATTGACAACCGAGTTCCTGCTGTTCTTTATGACCTTGAAAACCATTTAAATCAAGGCTCAAAAACATCAATTTCAAGCCATCAGTATGGATATACTTTTCAGTTAGATGCAAGTCACTACAAAGAAGGTTATCCAGTAACTTGTATGGTAAATATCTAGATTCTTAAACTGAGCGGAAGCATTTCCGCCTGATAAAAATATAGTTCAGATAGCAACATAGCCTCATCATTTGATGAGGTTTTTTTATGTCTATCACTTTTGATGAAGTGTTTGAACGGACTATTGGTCATGAAGGTGGCTATGTAAATAATCCTAAAGACCCTGGTGGGGAAACCAATTGGGGTATCACAATAAAAACAGCGCGAGAAAATGGTTATACAGGCTCTATGAAAAGCATGTCTCGTCTACAAGCTAAAGAAATTTACCGCGTAGCTTTTTGGAATCGTGCTAAGTGTGATCAATATACTGGAGCTATTAGCTATCAGATTTTTGATGCAGCTGTTAATCATGGCATTGGCAATGCCATTCGTATGCTTCAACGTGCAGTCGGTGTTTTGGATGATGGTGTGGTTGGTGATAAGACATTAGGTGCTATTAAGAAAATGACACTTGATGATGTACTCATTTTATTCATTGCTGAGCGTCTTGAGTTTTATACCAAGCTTTCAACATTCAATAGCTTTGGTCGTGGCTGGGCGCGTCGAGTGGTTGGCAATCTCCGTTATGCTGCTGGAGATACGCCATGAATAAAAAATATAGTGTTTCTCCTCAAGAGCTTTCTCGTCGTTTACGACAACAAAAGAAAGAACTTTTAGCGAACAATCCTAAGAAAATTATTGAACCTCAATATATTCAAAGTGTTCATGGCTCTACCATGCAGTTTGGGGTCTTGGTACACAATTGGCGTACAGGTTGGAAATGGTTTAGTAACGTTGCCTTTGCTGGCATCGTGGCAGTTCAAACTTTTTATGACACATTGCCACCTGAATTAATTGCAACATTACCAGCAGATGCACAATCCAAAATAACTTTAGGCTTGGCTGTTTTGGGGCTTATTGGTCGTTTTATTAATCAGACTAAACCAAAGCCTTTACCACCTGCATCCGAAACGATTAAGGAGGATGCATGACCATACAACTTGAGCCTTATCAAATATTTATCATTCTTTCGACTGTCATTAGTACAGTCTGGGGGATGTTTAAACTGTTAGGCAATCAAATTAGTAATAGTATTCAGCAGAATTTTGAATCAACAAATCAAAAAATTGAAGAAGTGTCTCGTCAACACTTGAAGGGACAAGAAGATTTACGAAAGCTTGAACGTGAGTTTCTTCAGTTCCAAGCCGATATGCCATTTCGCTACATTGCCCGTGATGACTATATTCGCGGTCAAACTATTATTGAAGCCAAGCTGGACGCTGTAGCTCAAAAGCTTGAAAAAGTACAGATTAAACAGGGGTTAGAATAATGTCTTTTGATATGCAAAAAATTCGTCGTGAAGGCATGCGTTGGCATTTGCTGAATGCATTAGATAAAGCACGCCCTTTAGGTGCATTGGATACTTTATTGCTTGATGTAATGCGTGCCTTGTATCCCGATACGACCCCACAAGAATTACATGTTCAATTGGACTATTTGGAAGAGCGTAAGCTGGTTGAAATTAAAAAGCAGCCTGATGGTCATTGGCATGCAAAGCTAGATCGTTTGGGCATTGATATTGTGGAGTACACAATTGATTGCCAAGCTGGTATTGCCCGTCCAGAAAAATACTGGAACTGAGGTGACACATGGCAAGAGAGTCATCAATTGATTTGCTAAGTGCTGAGGATAAAACTTGGCTTGATAAGCGGTTTATGGATCAAGGTTTTTGTGGTTATGAAGAAATTGCAAAAATTCTGCAAGAGCGTGGTTACAACGTCAGCAAGTCAAGCGTACATCGTTATGGTCAAAAAGTAGAACAAAAACTTGCTGCGGTTCAGGCCAGTACTCAAGCAGCCATGATGATTGCCGATGCTGCGCCCGATGATAGTGATATGCGTAGCTCTGCTGTTTTATCGTTGGTTCAGACTGAATTGTTTAATGCACTCATTGCTTTACAAGAATCAGAAAATCCTGATGCAGACCCAGCAGATCGAATCATGCTCATGGCAAAAGCTGGTAAAGGTATTGCTGAAATTGCCAAAGCCTCTGTGAACCAAAAAAAATGGCAATCAGAAGTTAACGAGCGTGTTCAACAAGCTGCTAAAGCTGTAGAAAAAATTGTCAAAAAAGGCGGTATGTCTAAAGATACTGTTGATGAAGTTAAGAAAGAAATCTTAGGGATTATTGGTTTATGAGCGAACAAAAAGTCACTGATCCACGGGAGATTCTTAACTCAGCGGGTTATGAAGATGTGCCAGCAGTATTGTTGCCATATCAGCAAGCTTGGATTGCTGATAAAAGTCCCTTGAAGATTGCGGAAAAATCCCGTCGTATTGGCCTAACATGGGCCGAGGCAGCTGATGCTGTTTTAGATGCTGCAAGTGATGGTGGTCAGAATTGTTATTACCTTGGATATAACAAGGATATGACAGTTGAATTTATTCAAGCTTGCGCTATGTGGGCAAAGGCATTTGATGCTGCCTGTAGTGAAGTTGAAGAAGGCCTTTGGGAGGATGGTGATAAACACATTCAGACTTTCACTATTCGCTTTCCTAAGTCTGGTAAACGTATTGAGGCTTTAACTTCACGCCCATCAAACTTGCGTGGTCGCCAAGGTCGTGTTGTGCTGGATGAATATGGATTCCATGAGCAACAATCAGAGCTTTTAAAGGCAGCTATTGCGCTATTGATTTGGGGCGGTTGTGTGCGAGTTATTAGTACACATGATGGTGAAGATAATCCATTTAATGAACTGATCAAAGAAATTCGAGCTGGTAAACGTAAAGGTACAGTTCACCGTACAACTTTCCGTGAAGCTGTAGATCAAGGTCTATATAAGCGTGTTTGCTTACGTAAGAAGATTAAGTACAACAAAGCTGAAGAAGAAGCTTGGGTGGAAGATACTTATAAATTCTATGGTGATGCAGCTGATGAAGAACTTGATGTTATTCCGAGTAAAGGTGGTGGACGCTGGTTACCTCTATCACTACTTGAGGGTAAAAAAGATGCTTCAGTCCCTGTTATACGTTTCGAGGCTCCGAAAGGCTGGGATGATTTTAATAATGTCAGTGAAGAAACTCGTAATGCTGAAGTCAAAGAATTTTTTGATGAGCATTTATTGCCACTTTTGGAAGCATTGCCGCCAAAGGCAAATAGTTTTTATGGCCTAGACTTTGCGCGTAAGCAGAATGCTTGTTCATTTTGGCCTCTAATTGAACAGCAAAATACAAAGAAGAAAATCCCATTTCTTTTTGAGATGTTTAAAGTCCCCTATAAACAACAAGAAGAGTTTCTACGTCTCATTGTTGCCAAGCTGCCTAATTTTAGTAAAGGCGCACATGATGCTGGTGGTAATGGTGGTTTCTTGGCGGAAGCTATGCAGGTACTTCATGGGGATCGAATCGAAGCAGTCATGCTTACAGAATCATGGTATCGGGAACATACTCCACATTTTAAAGCCGCTCTAGAGGATGGTGATATTGAGAATATGCCTGCCGATCAAGATGTCATGGAGGATCACCGTGCATTTGTTTTGGTGAATGGCGTTGCACGTATACCAGCAATGGGAAAATCTAACTCAAATAATAAAGACCGACATGGTGATAGCGCCATAGCACATTTACTTGCTGACTACGCATCAAAGAATCCTAGTGCTCCAATTGAATTTACTCCACTACCGTCAAAAGAGGAAATGGAGCTGAATTCAGATGATTATGATGATTGGTCTGGTTCTGTTGGGTGGTTTTAGAAAATTCTTTCAACCCGCATATGTCTGTTTCCATTGTCATAAATTGTGGCTATCTTATATTTATGCTCATACTTGCGACCTAAAATATTTTCAAACCCAATAGTTATTTCTCGTTCAACATCTTTGTTTTCTCGGTAAAGTGCATCTTCAACAGGAGTAAATGATGAATTAAATACTTGACGGTACTCTTTAGGGAAAAATTCAAAATCCTGCTTTGTATTAGGTAAATGTTCAAGAGTAATATGCTTTGCTGCATTTTCACTTTGATTTGTAAGAGTAAAACTAAAATAAATCCTGCCATATTCGACACCAACTAAAGCTTGAAAACTAATCACTGGCGCAAGAGTATTATGTCTATCTTCTAATTCAGCTTGCTGTAGTTGCGCCATTATTTTCTGTTGATCAACAGACTCTTTCATTTCAGCGACTTGTAATTGTAGCGCTTCAGTACTTGCTCTTAACTCTTCACTTTGAATCCTGATTGATTCATTGTTTTGCTTATATCCCAAGATTAAAAATAAAAAAGCTAATGGTGCAAAAGCACCTGCTAGAAAGTCACCTAATTCATTTGAAGGGAGTAAAACATTTTTCCCCTCACTTAAGCAAAATATTAGGGTGTATAAAATAATGAAAGATAAATATAAAACAACTACCCAAAAGACCCATGTTTTATAAATAGGTGTTTTTGGTGTTGGTGTTGGTGTTGGTGTTGGTGTTGGTGTTGGATTTTGCACGGAAAGACTTCCCCCTGATTATCAAGTTTTAATTTTTTAATAATTCAAAACGAGGTGACGACTCTTGTTGGAGCAAGAGTCGCCCCCTTTGGTAAAAGTGCTACCGCAGGCTTAGCCTCGTTACTGTGCACACAGTTATTGCAGGCTATCAAAAATGAAAAAGTTTTGCAGTAGGTGAAATAATGAAAACCAAGCCAATTGTTCCTTGGATGGGTGGTAAGCGTCGTCTGGTGTCGCAACTGATTGAAAAAATGCCAGAACATAAGTGTTATGTAGAATTGTTTGCAGGCGGCGCAGCTTTATTTTTTATGCGTGAAGAACAATCAAAAGTTGAAGTCATTAATGATTTGAATGGTGAGCTGGTGAACTTGTATCGAGTTGTTCAGCATCACCTTGAAGAGTTCGTTCGCCAATTTAAATGGGCGCTGGTCAGTCGCCAGATGTTTGAATGGCTTAAATCTGCAAGTGTTGAAATGATGACTGACATTCAACGTGCAGCTCGTTTCTATTATTTGCAGCACACAGCATTTGGAGCAAAGGTGTCTGGTCAAACTTTTGGTACAGCAACCACAGCTCGACCAGTGAATTTACTCCGAATCGAAGAACAATTGAGTGAAGCGCATTTGCGTCTCTCAGGAGTGACAGTTGAGCATTTAACTTGGGATGCATGTTTACTGAAGTATGATCGTCTTCATAGCTTTATGTATGCCGATCCACCGTACTGGAAATTAGCTGGCTATGGTGTAGGTTTTGGTTTAGATCAATATGAAAAAATGGCTGAGCTAATGAAGACCTGTAAAAGTAAAGTTATGCTCTCGATAAATGATCATGAAGACATGCGTGCCACATTTGATGGGCTGAATATTGCAACCACCAAAATTAAATATTCAGTGGGTAATTCTGGCTCAGGACGTGATGAAAAACAGGAACTCATCATCACCAATTACTGAAGCATGGTGTTTATAGATTTATAAATCTTTATAAACGCTCTTTACGGCTTTTGTTTTGTATTTTGCTGCAATGATCCGTAAAACAGAATAAGTCGCTTAAATCGCAAATCAGCGCATGAAATTGGGCGGAAGCATTTCCGCCTGATTTTAAGGCCGCTAAAATTTCACAATGGTGCAGAATCCTCAAACTGTATTTGCATCTATCATGGCTAAAAAAGACCGCACTTCTAAAAAACAAGATCGTACTGCACTTGAAACTAATCAGACTGCTGAAATTGCATGGCTAACAAATCAGGCTCAAGAACATCCTGTTGTTGGAATGACGCCACAGCATTTGTATCGCTTACTCACCGATGCTGAACAAGGCAATTTACAAGCTCAAGCTGACCTATTTGCGGACATGGAAGAACGTGACGGCCATATATTTTCCGAAATGGATAAACGCAAGAAAGGCATTAACGGTCTGGACTGGGGTGTTAAGCCACCAAAAAATGCATCTGAGCAAGAAAAGAAAATTGCTGAAGAAGTTCGTGAATGGATTGAGGACATTCAAGACTTTGAAATGTTTTTGTTTGATGCGATGGATGCTGTTGGGCATGGTTACAGCTGTCAAGAAATTGAATGGCATCAAGTTGGCAACTTATGGCTGCCGAAAAGCTTTGAGCATCAATTGGCGCGTAATTTCATGACGCCATTCGATAAACCCAATGAGCTGCGCCTAAATGACGGTAGTCCAGAGGGTGCAGAGTTTTGGGACTTTGGATGGTTTATTCATCGTCATAAAGCTAAATCAGGATACATTGCCCGATCTGGGTTACACCGAATTTTGTGCTGGCCGTTTATCTTTAAGAATTATGGCATTCGTGATGTGATGCAGTTCCTTGAAGTTTATGGTTTACCTATTCGCCTTGGTAAATATCCTTCAGGTGCAACCGATCAGGAAAAAATGACTTTACTGCGTGCAGTTATGTCTATAGGGCGTAATGCTGGAGGGATTATCCCTAATGGTATGAGCCTAGACTTTGAGTCAGCTGCTGACGGTGACACCAAAAATCACATGTCACTAATTGATTGGTGTGAGAAAACAGCTTCAAAAATTATTGTTGGTGGAACTTTATTAAGTCAGGCTGACGGTAAAACCAGTACCAATGCCCAATCAAATACACATGAAATCCAGTTTGAAAAGATTAAAAAGTCTGATGCTAAACAATTAGCAAGGTCATTAACGGATTACCTTGTCAGCCCTTTGATGCGGCTGAACTATCCAAATATACAACCTGACCGTTATCCGAGCTTTTTCTTTGATACATCTGATACTGAAGATATGGAGGTATTTGGTAATTCTCTTGAAAAATTGGTACGTGTTGGCATGAGAATCCCTGTGTCATGGCCTCATGAAAGGCTTGGTATTCCACAGCCTGCCGATGACAAAGAACCAATCCTAACAATTCAAAATGGGCCTGTGCCTAATTTGGCAATGAACACATACCAGCCTCAATTGTTGGGCGGTATTATTGCTGCCAATTCTGCGCAGCTCCCTATTGAAGAGCAAGCTCTGCAACTGTTGCTGAAGGATCAGACCAATATTGCACAAGACACGGTTGAGTCGTGGACCAAGCAGCTCTTGGCAAAAATGCAGTCAGGCAATGAAGAAGAAATACTTGCGCTTTTACAGGATGCATATCCAGCTGATGACGAACCAGCATTACAGGAAAAACTCACACGCTTGATATTTGCAAGTGAAGTATTGGGCCGTCTGAGTGTTCAAGCGGAGCAAAGCTAATGCCTACAGCACAACGGCCAGAGCTGAACGCTCTGTTTACATTGCCCCCTGAAGATGCAATTTCTTATTTAGAAAATAAAGGCTTCAAGATTGGCTGGGACTGGCATGAAACACTTGATAATGCGCACAGCAAAGCATTTACCGTGGCAAAAGTTGCACGTATGGATCTGCTCCAAGATATTCGCCAGTCGTTAATTACAGCGATGCAGCAAGGCCAGTCGCTTGAGCAGTGGAAAGCTAGTATTACACCTACGCTTCAAGACAAAGGCTGGTGGGGAAAGAAAATAGTCGTTAACCCTGAAGGCCGTGAACAGGAAGTACAGCTTGGCAGCCCACGCCGATTGCGAACAATTTATGAAACAAACATGCAATCTGCTTTTGCAGCTGGCCGTTATAAAGCCATGCTTGCAGGTGCTGAAACTCGTCCATATTGGGAATGGCGTCATATCTCCATTAGTAACCCGCGCAAACAACATGTGGCATTGAATGGCAAGATTTTTAGTTATGACGATCCATTTTGGTCGGTAGCCTATCCACCGTCAGAATGGGGTTGTAAATGCCGTATTATTGCCAGATCCAGTCGTGAGGTTGAAGGCAAAGAAATATTAACTGGCAAAGGTCATGCCAGAACAATTAATGAAAAAGTTGGTACAGATCGTAATACTGGCATGAATGTTATTGCCAAACGGACTCAATTTAATATTCCAACCAAAGACGGCACACTGATCTTCGCTCCAGCAGCTGGCTTCAATGGATCACCAGCTACCAGTTATTTGATTGATAATGTAATGGCGCAGCGGGCAACAGATTTAATGGGTTCGTACAAAGGATTAAAACAAACTCAGGAATTATTGAATACACCAACACGGGCTAAAATCCACGAAAAGTTTATTCAGAATGCCTTGCGTTTGGCTGAACCTAGAAATGAGACCAGTACCATTGGCTCCCTTCAGGATGCTGCCGTGAAATCACTCTTCAGCAGAGGCGTGCCGCTTGAATCACCAATTTTATTTTTAAGTGATGCAATAATTGTTAATAAAGAATATTCGGGTGTAGCGGTTAGTCGTTTGATAGCCTTACCTCAGTTAATTACTGAAGCCAAGCAAGTATTTTGGGACCCTAAAAGCGAGCTATTGTTTTATGTCCTTGAGAAGGATGTTGTTCAGTTCTCAATGAGTGGAACAACTGGCACTTTTGGTGTGTCTAAGATTGTGCGAAAAAAAGACTGGCAATCTGAAGGACTGGAGTTGATTCAATGACGATAGAACTGGGCAATAGAGAGCTAAGGACTCGACTGACTCGCGTTGCTGAAGCAATGCTTGATACATCTCCTTTGGGGCACTCAATTGCCAATAGCTTTTTGACTGTTACCGAAGACAACTTTGATTCTGAAGGCCGTCCTGCATGGGCAGGTTTGAGTCCAGTTACCTTGGAGCGTCGTAAGTCAGGGAAAAAGCTTTTCCAATCAGGTCAGTTGCGTCGCAGCATTACTACAAGAGTTTCAGACAATGAGGTCGAGATTGGGACTAATGACCCTAAAGCACCAACAATGCATTTTGGTGCGAAGCAAGGTCAATATGGCAAGTCTTCAAGAAATGGGCCTTTGCCTTGGGGGAATATTCCTGCCAGACCATTTTTACCAATGGATGAGAACGGCAATTTACAACATGAGGCAGAGCTTGCCATATTTGATGATGTAGACCATTACTGGCATCAATTATTTAATTTCTAAAACTGGGCGGAAGTGTTTCCGCCTGATCTTTTTTCTCCCCTCATTCTAATCTCATACCATCGTTTTAAAAGTCGATGTTATGAACAAATTACTCGTAGCCCTTTGCGCTTTCGACATAAAGTTATCTGCTGATAAGTTGGTGCTTATTCCTGAAGGAATTTTTAAAGGCATTGATGGTCGTCCGTTTGATGCACCTTACTGGCGTTTAACGCCAGAAAATGGTCGCGCATTAGCAGCTCAACTGAACACTCGAACTATTGATATGCTCGTTGATTATGAGCATGCAATTATTGCTGCAAAACAAGAAGGCAAAGAAGCTCCAGCTTCAGGTTGGCTGCGAGCTGGTGGCTTTGAATATGTGGATGGTGTTGGTCTATGTTCTAACAATTGGTCATGGACTAAAAAAGCCAAAGACTATATTGAAGCTGAAGAATACAAATACCTTTCACCATTCATTTTATACGACGCAACTGGGGATGTTCATGGCCTCATTAACGTTGCACTAACTAACACTCCAAATATCGACTCTCTACCGCCTGCAAAACTTGCAGCAGCGGCACAGGATTTTTTGTCTCAAAACCGTGAGGATTCAACAATGAATGAGTTTCTAAAGCTCATGCTCAAAAAAATCGGTTTGTCTGAAACTGCAACTGAGCAGGAAGCGATTGCTGCTGCAAATAGCGCTTTTGGCAAATTTGATACTGCGTTTGGAACTACTGTCTCTGGTGAACAAACACTGGACGCTGCTTTTACCAAGGCGATTGAAGTTAAGACAGCTGCAAATAATCAAGCAACTGTTGATCCAACTCAATTTGTACCTATGGCTGTATATCAAGAGGCTGTAAATCAGGCTGGTGCAGCAGAAGCAGCCAACAAGGCTAAAGAAATTAACGACCTCATTGATGCTGCATGTAGTGATGGTCGTCTAACTGGTGCAACAACAATTAACTGGATTAAAGAACAAGCAAAGACTAATCCAGAATTTGTAAAAACTCATATTGAAAGCTTGCCAAAAATTGCAGCTTTAACCCAAAAGCAAACCACTACTCAACAACAAAGCCAGCCTAACCAACAGCAGGTTTCTGCTGAGACATTAGCTGTCGGTAATTTGATGGGTATTGACTGGAACGAGGCTAAATAATCATGGGCAGTATTTTAACTCAAGAAGAACGTCAAACCTTGCGTCGTGAAGTTGGTTTGATTCCTGTGCCAGTCAAAGCTGGTGCAACGGTAATGGCTGGTTTTATTGCTGTTGTTGATGCCACAGGTCATGCAGTAACAGCAACTGCTGCAACAGGTTTGACTTATCTAGGTCGCTATGAAGATAGCGTTGATAACACTGATGGCGGTAATGGTGACGTATACGTTTTAGTACGTACTCATGATGCGTTCTTATTTGCTAACAGTGCTACCGATCCTGTGACTCAGGCATCGTTTGGTAAGCCTTGTTATATCGAAAATAACGAAACAGTTGCTGAAACAGATGGTGGTGGAACCTTGTCAGCAGCTGGTCGTGTAGTGGGTATTGATGAAAATGGAGTATGGGTAGAATGATCGTTAATGGCGCGAATTTAAATGCAATTTTCTTAAACTTGAGTAAGGCTTTTAACCTGACTTTTAATGATACTCAAGTTGAATACCCTGATATTGCTATGGTTATCCCAAGCAATGGTGCATATCAGGACTATCGTTGGTTGTCGAATTTTCCACAAATGAAAGAATGGGTTGGCAAAAAAAATATTGCCAAACTTTCAGAATATGATTACGTCATTCGCAATAAAAATTATGAAGCAACGATTGAGGTGCTTCGTGACAATATTGAAGATGATCAACTTGGTATTTATAAACCGCAAGCTGAATCGGCTGCTTGGTCTGCAAAACAGCATCCTGATGAAATTGTATTTGAAGCTGCTAATGCTGTATTTACTGCCAAGTGTTATGACGGCCAACCAATGGTTTCTAATAATCATAAAGTTGGTAAAACTACTGTCAGCAATAAAGGCACCAAGAAACTTTCAATCGCATCACAGGAGGCTGCTCGAGCTTCTTTCGGTGCCGCGCGCACAGCAATGCGAAAATTTAAAGATGAAGAAGGCCGTCCTTTAAATATCACACCAAACCTTTTGCTTGTGCCTCCTGCGCTTGAAGACATTGCTAATGCTTTGATGACAAATGCTCAATTAGAAGATGGTAAACCAAACCCTTATAAAGGCACTGCTAAGGTTAAGGTTTCAACTCGTCTAACAGATGACAATGCATGGTTCCTTCTTGATACAACCAAACCTGTTAAGCCTTTCGTGTACCAGCAACGTAAGAAGCCAGTTTTTGTGCAGATGACTAGTATGGATTCACCAAACGTATTTATGGAAGGTGTTTTCTATTTTGGTGTCGAAGCGCGTGGTGCGGGTGGTTATGGTTTCTGGCAAACCATTTACGGCTCTACTGGTACGGAGGCGTAACCCATGAGCTATGCAACGGCAGCTGCGATGATTGCGAAGTTTGGTGAGCGTGAACTTATTCAGCTCACTGATAATGAAGAATCTGAATATTCAGATGCTATTAACTACGACAAGTTGAATGCAGCACTGCAAGAAGCGAATTCAGAAGTTGATGGCTACCTCATTGGTCGTTATAAGCTGCCGTTGCAACCTGTTCCTCCATTTTTAGAAAGTATTGCTTGCCACATTGCACGTTATCACGCTTGTACTGGAGCAATTTCTGAAAATGATCCAATCCGTACTCGTTATGACAATGCAATTAAAACATTAAAGGAAATTGCAAAAGGTACAGTCAGCCTTGGTAATGCTCCAGCTGGTGAGTCTGAGCCTGTTAAAACTTCATCAAATAATGTGATGTTTCAAGTCGGACGCAATGATTTCGGAGGTCGTGGATGGTAAATCTTGATCTCGGTATTGTTGTGCAAGGCATGAAAGATGTTATGCATAAACAGGTTGAAAGTAAGGCATGGCCTTGGGTTCGTGCAATCAAAACTTATGGTGGTGAGTTTGATGGCGAAACATTGGCATTTGTAAAAGCCTTTCCCGCGATATGGGTGACATTTCAAGGTTCGGGAACTCCCAAAAAAATCTCACATAACAAGACTGAATATCCAGTCACCTTGATTGTTTTGGTCGGTGCACGTTCTGTGCGTAATGAAGAAGCTCAACGCTTAGGTGCGGGTCGTGACATCGGTACTTTTAAAATGCTTAGCCATGTCCAGAACTTACTCATTGGTAATGACTTATCAAGTGTTGGCATTAAAGGCTTAGCTTCATTAGAACTGGGCCGTACCAAAACTATTTTTAATACAACTACACGTGATCAATCAGTCAGTGTACTTGCTCAAGAATTTCATACCCAATACACCATCACGGCTTCTGACAGAGACCGTGAAGAGGCTGAGACTGTTGAAGATCTGCTGGGTGTTCAAGTCGATTATTACTATCAACCAGACGATGGCATTGTTGATGCCTCGGATCGTGTTGAGTTTCAGGAAAATTAAGCTATGTCTATTTCTGCAAATATTAAAGTTCCAGACGTATACACCAGCGTCAATATCAATACTCAGCGGACGGGTTTACCCTTAAACGATCAGCGAGTTTTATTTGTGACGCTGGATGTTTTGTCTGAGCAATTTACGCCAGTCGACGTTTATGACAAAGCTGATGCTGATACCAAGTTTGGTGCTAACTCACAAGCTGGGCGAATGATTACAGCTGCTGTTAAAACAAATCGAACTGTTAATGTGCAAGCCATTGCACTTGCAATTGAAGGCTTTCAAACTCAGGCAGCTATTCAGACCGAAGGTGGAAGCGCGCTTCAGACTGAAGGCGGTGCTTTGATTGAACCGGAGTAAGTTATGGCTCAACAAACTGTTGTAATTGAAGTACCAGGAACTCCGATTAGTGAGTTAGAACCAACTTCTAGTGTAACTGCTGGAGATGTAATTCCACTTGTGCAGGGAGAAGAAACAAAAAAAGCTCCTCTTGAACAAATTGTTGATCTTGTTAAAAAAGGTCTAGGAACAGCTGCATTAAAAAATGAAAATGACTTTGCAACACCGACTTCCGTTACAGAAGTAAGTCGAGCTAGTCAAATGCGTGATGATGCTCAGAATGAACGTATTGATACGCTTGAGTACCTTCAACAAACAACTGCGGGAGGTTATTTTAAATCTTATTTAACTCTTGCTCAGGCAAATGCTGATATTGCTAACATACCTTTGAACGTCACAGTCAAAGTAATGTCTGCAACTGAGGGTGGCGATTATTTTAAAGATGTTGCAAGCGCTACAACATTGACAAAATCACCCTATGATCTTGAAAAGATTTTCAATGGTCAGATTGACTCTAAGACTAATATCAATTTGTATCGTGGAATCAATGCCCACAATCCGAATTTCAATGCAAATAGTTTTGATAAGACGACAACTAAACTTGACTATGCACCTACCGAAATAAGATATAAAAATCTTAACGTAACGGGCGGATTTTCAGTGCCATTTAACGGTGAGCTAAGGTCAAAAATTCAGGTCTGGGCAAAAGTAAAAAGTGCTGTTTTGAATGCTGGCACTATGCGTTTGCTAGTTCAAGCGATCAAGAATGATGGTTCAAACTTTTTAAGCGTATATGGAACGATTCCAAATGGAACTGTGGGTTGGATTAAACTTGCAGAACTTACTTCATTAACAGAAGCTAACCGCGCTGTATTTAATCGTTTAACAATTACGCCGCATGTTGTGAATGGCGCTGAATTAATTATTGAAGATTTTTATATTGGTGAATCAGTCCCAACAACAGCATTTGTGCGTACACGTGAACCAATCGACCGTGTAACAGCGCGTGTTGCAACACGTAGAAGTTTACTTCCAAAATGGACGTTATATCCAAACACGGCTGGCGTTGTTGTAAACGAAAATGGCGATATTTCTATACCAGCAAATGGCTCTTATGTTTTGACATTTAATGTCGAGAATGCAAGTCGAATTAACTATTGCGGGTATATAGACCAAGTCGCTACAGGTGATTGTCGACTTTATTTTCGAGGCTTTCGAGCTGGAACATCACCTGCTACATTCCATGATATTCCTTATTTCCCTACAGCTGTCGGTGGTGTTGAATGTATTGGTGCTGTGCAATTCGATTCACTTGTTTCTAGTGTGCAATTGACGATAACCAACTTCAGTACGACAGATCCAATCACTTTACGCTCATTTGATATTTGTTATGACGCTGTTGCAGTGAACGGACAACTGAAAATCGGTGATAAGCTTGATATAGCGACAATTAAAACCGATATTATTCAGTCAGTTGTAAACACCAAACCAATTCAAAATTATTCAAGTGCGCCAAATTCGGAATTCATGCCGAAAAATTTGAGTGGCAAACGTGTTGTGACATCGAACCGAACACATTTTGAGTTTGTCACCAATGGAAATATCAAGCCCAACACTACGTATTACGTAAGTTTTCCTGATGCTGTAGCAACGTTGGGGACTGGTACTGCTCAGTGTGTTTTTTCGCATGTACGCGCTGATATTTCGCCTATAGGCGGAGTAAGTCGAAATTTTTCGGCTGTTGGAGGTGTACTTAATGTGCCTTTGACGACCACGGCAGAAACCTATCGTTTAGCTATTGCAGTAAATGTTACTGGTGATGCGACTGTTGAACTCGGCAGAATGTTACTAACTGAAGTTCAGTATGCTACTGATAAAGTTTTTTCTGATTATTTTATAAGTGACGGTACAGGTACAGTTGTTAGTGATTTTGATTATCCGACACTATCGGGATTTACAAAGTACGGACTGTCAGTCGATTACCCCATTTCAACAGATGGCACGGATAGAGTTTTATCAATTCCGAACACAACAGCTACTGGCGACGGACAAGGTTTACGCTGGATAGTAAACATGCCAAAAAACAACACTAAAAATATTCTGTTGACGTTTTTAGCTAAGTTAAATATGTCAGATATGGCTGTTAACCCAACAAAACTGTGGATCCGTTATTTCCGTGATGGATCAACAACAGAAATGGGCGCTGAAATTCGCACACTTACATTTAATCGCGATAATAGCTATGCGTTAAATCAAGTGTGGATACCAGCAAAGTACGGCCCTTATGATGTTAGTTATATTGAAATGTATATCTACATCAATTCGACTGCTACCGCACCATTGCAGTTGAAGCGATTTATCAAAACTTTGGGAATTCATAACCCGTATGTAGCATTCATTAAATATTTAAATGATGTAGCACCTACAGGTTTAAGTGATTATTTACGCTTAAAGGATGCTTTAACTGCCCAGCCACAAAATGTTTTTAGTGTTGGCCGTCAGCTTTTCAGACCTTTAAAAACAGTTCAGCAAACTGCTTCAGATTATGAATTAATGAATGGACAGTCTTTATTGCCCAATCGTTTAAACAACTTGCGTTACATTGATTCAGATGGTTTCTTGATTGCATTCATAGATCGTGATGACACTGTTTATCTAAGAAAAGGTACAGCGTTATATAAAACAACTGTTGATGATCTAAATTCGCGCTGTATTGCAACAACGACTGTTGGTACAGAAAAACGCGGTGTATTTAATAGTGCAGGTTTGAACCTAATTAATGCTAATGCTCCAGCTGGATTCATGCGTGTTACAGGCGATGGAACTTTTGTTCTAGTTAGCAGAACAACAGCGTTTTATTCAATTGATAAGGGTGTAACTTGGTTAGAAGCAACGGGATACCAAGATGTTAACGGTGAACACTATAACGCTTGGGGTACTGATTGCTCAGATAACGTTGTTCTAACATCGGGCTATAAATTGGCTTCTGAAGGGCGCGGTAAAGGTCGAATTAACTTCTCGAAGGATAACGGGAAAACTTACCAAGTTATTTTAGATATTGAGACTTCACCATTCATTGATGATGCGCGACGTGGCTCTATGCATATTCATTCAATGAAGTATGACCCATTCTGGCAAGGCGTGTGGGTGGTTATGGGCGATGGCGCTTTTCAAAACCCAAATTCAACTGTCACTTCAAATATCTGGTTTATTGAAAACCCAGCAACTGCTCAGCAAAGCATGATTAGTTATGACAGTCGTGGACAGGATTGGTTGAATGAACAGCATGTGTCAGTTTTTCCGATGCAAGACTGTATTTTGTTTGGATCCGACGCGAATCCAACTGGTCTATATCGCATGGCTAGAACTAAGAATGTTAAAGCTTTCCGTGATGTTGCTGTCCCGATTTCTACCGCCTTGAGTCACTATGGTTGTGGCGGTTATCAACATCAGCAATATTTACCTGCAACAATTTATTTTGGTAAAGCAAGTGAGTATACGGGCAATCTAAATGACAAAGTTTTCTTGACCTACGATGGTGTAAACATTGTCGAAATTTATACAGAGCCTGAAACAAGCAACATTCCGTCTGGCAAAGTAAATACATTTGCTTTTGCGCTAGATAAACATTTCATCTTTGAACGTCGGACTGATCAGCGATTTGCGAGTGGCAACACTTGGATCGTGGCTGATATTCGCTATATTCGTTAATTAGGATTTAATTATGACTCTTCAAAATACACTCGATACCATCGCACCTTTAGGACACACCATCATTGCTGTATCAGCTCCTCCAGCTGCTGGAACTGATACAGCTGCATGGATTGATCACTTAACTTCTGTCAGTGATGCAATCAACCAGAAACCCGCGATTTTGGTAGTTCCATTTACTGATATTGTTGCTGCTGAAACCTTTGCAGACCAAGTTCCTGTGAAGACTTGTTACCGTGTGGTTGTGGTTTGCTATCACGGTGCAACAGGTCAAGAACCAGAACTTGCAGCAGCTATGGCGGCAGCTTTGGCAGACTCAAACGATCCAGCTTTACCTTTCAATGGTGTAAACCTTGAAGGTGTTAAGCCTGTTTCTGATGAGTACAAGTTGAAGTTTGAACGTATTAATGCCGCCTTAAACAAAGGCGTTTGCATGATCGAAACTGGCGCTGACGGCAAGCCTGAAATTGTTCGCGCAATTTCTACATTCCGTATCAATCCAGACTCAGGCGATGCAGATGACATCATGCTGGACATTAATGGCGCACTGGTTATTGATTACACACGTAAAGTTATTCGCACGGCTTTGCGTAAAGAACGTCGCCGCAAAAATACAGCAGCAGCTCGACGTAATGTTCGCTCGGTTATGTTGGCTGAACTTCTGAAACTTGATCGTGCTGAAATCCTTGAAAATGTTGAAGCGACGAAAGATCAATTAACTGTTATTCAGAACGAAAACAACAAAACTTGGGCTATCGGCAAAATCCCAGCACATTGGGTGCGTGGCATGCATGTAGTAGATGCACAACTCGATGTCTATTAATCAACTCTCTTTTAAAAGGTCGCAATTGCGGCCTTTTTTATTGGGCGGAAGTATTTCCGCCTGATCTTATTTAAATAGTTATTTGACAATGGGTCATCGTTAAAAAGAGAGACACACAATGTCTGAAGATGCAGTTGGCTCAATTGTAATGAGCTTTAATGGGCTTGATTACGACGTTGCACGGCTTGGTACAAGTGTTGTGACTGGGAACCGCCCAATCCCTACGATGAACCGCCAACAACGCGTGAAATATAAATCGAAAGGTATTACAACTTATGAACTTACTGCAACTGTAGTCATTCCAGATGGTAAAGACGCAGTGCAATGGCTCAATGTTGAGGATGCCCGAATTTCAATCGAGTCACCTTCAGGGAATTACCGAGAGACTTTTATTGACTGTAATGTCACTTCTAGAGGCTCCACTTATGACTTGAATGGCGAAACAGTTCGTGAGCTTCAGTTGTTCTGTTTAGATTATATTGACGAAACATTGTAGG